GCCAAAAAAATAAAAGCTGATACTGTCATAAACAATCTACAAAAAGCCGTTGAACAATTAGAAATTGCTCAGCGTCAAGCCGTCACTTTTTTCGGTAAAATAAAAGACAATAATTTAAGGGAAAAATTAAATTATAAATTTAAAGATAAAAAAGACCGAGATAATTACTATAGAAGTGACAGCTACGGACGGGGTATAACACCCGAAGATTGTAGAGAACAACTTAGAGATTTTGCTGAATTTATTGCACAACAGAAGGTTGAAAATATGAAGGAAGGCAAAAAATTAAAAGAGCTTAAACTATACAAAAAAGCCTCTAAGCATAAGATTTGGGAGTGTGGAGTACCAGAACAATTACAATCTCAATTAGAGCAAATTTTATCTGGTATTAATATTATATGGGATAAATCAAAACAGCTTAGACTTCAAAATAAAAGTTATAATTAACACTTGACAATATACGGGACAATGATTTATTGTCCCGTATATACAGAAATAAACAAATAAAGGATAATACAAATTATGAGTAATATACACCCCGACTTATTTTTAGACCTTGCTAAAAATATGCAAAATATAAATCAATCTTCAAGCCGTTATGGTAAAATATTCGCATTAAGAGATTTATTAAGTGAGATTAATACACTTAAGGATATTAACACGGCAACGGCTTTAAAAATTAAGATATTGATTGAAGGTAAAATCAACGGCATTAAAAAAGATATTAAAAACAATCAAGTAATTAATGACCCGTTTTTAGATAAAATGTAATTATGAAAAAATCTAGTTTAATTGCTATGGGCGTTGAAAATGAAACAACGGCAATATTTAATGAATTATTAGAAGATGAAACATTTAAAAAAATGGCGTTTAAAGAATTAAAATCAAATAAAGATGTTTTTAAAAGCGTTAAAATATTAAGCGATTATGCAAACGAGAATTTAATATGACCGAATTAAAAAACGAACATTTTGAAATTATAGACAAAAATAAACAAAAAGCACATGAAGACCGCCAAAATATGCGAGATCAACTCGCATATTTCGTTCTTAATTGCAATAGTTTTGACTTAATGAAATTATATGATGAATTCAAACGACTTAAACGAAATAAAACTGTTAAATAAAAAAGACTTTTTAACAGATATAATTAAACCAGAATATAAAGAAAAATTTAAAGGTTGGAAAATAAAACAATTACGAGATCATTTTGAATTGACACATAAAAAACATGGAAAATATGTTAATTATAATGGACATTGTTTTAAATGTTTTGCGCCGTTAAGAGCTGACTACATTAAATTTGAGAACTACTGTCAAGATTGCTAGATAACCTTAAAAATTAATAGAGTTATTTTATTAAATAACTATTGATTAATCTATATTTTATATAAATTTCTATTATTACAGCGTGAGTTATTGCGGGGTTAATTACTTGCCCCGCGCCGTGATCCATGACCCGCGCAAAACTTTTTGAGATCGCTTGTCCGTTGTTCATGGAACTTGATCGCTTGAGCGTTTTTAAATGAAAATTCTAGCTTGTGCCTTGAAAAATAAAATAAAAAATAAAAATTTCTAGCGTGGCTGATGGGCTATATAGGAACTCGTTTTTTGACTTTAAAACATCCACCCTTAAAGGCAATCAGCCGTTGCCCATCATTGAGCCGTGAACCAATGGCCACGGCTCAAGGACCTTTTTAAATAGCCAAATGAATTCGTTTGGCTAGTTTTGGGTTATCAAATTCCAATTTATATAAAACACTTTGGACTAAATAATATTCAGTATTATAGACAAAATAAGACAAATGACCTTCCTTATTGTGGTTTTCCAATACTTTTTTCATAACTGATTTATCAGTTTCGTTGCCAAAATTAGCAACTATTAAACTAGCATTTTCAGTATGATAATTATTATTAGTATTGTCTTTTAATGTTTTAATAAATGGATCGTAATAATTTCCCTTTATTGTTTTCATATTTATTGTCCTTTTTTTATTTTTATTTTATCCTATTTTATCCTTGATTAATATTCTAAAATAATTTACAAATCAAGTTATATTTTAAAAAAATATAAAAAAAGAAAGCGAGGAAATAATGACAAAAGAAAAAAGAACAATCTATATTAAAGGTATAGAATTGGGTTATAAATCTGGTGTTGATCTATTGAATATGGTTGAAGATTATATGAACTATTATGAAAATAGAAAAAATAAACCAGAAGCAAATTTGACTTATTTGCATAAGCAAATTTCTAAATATATAGCGCAATGGGAAAATATAAAAATAGGGGATAATGTTGAATATATTAGTAATAGAACTGTTAAATTATCCCTAAATGAACAAGAGCCGAAACAGTTAGAATTTAACTTTAATGATAGGGTTTTAAATGGTTAAGGTTTTATTATTAATGGCCCTTTTATGTGGCTTTGCTCTAAGTGTCTTAGGTGTGATTATTTCAATCACGTCTTATTCAATGGGCCTTCCAATGTGGATTGGTCCTTCAATAACTTTTGTAGGTATCTTTTCTATTTGGCGGTATTTTAGTTATTTAGAAAATCTTTAATCTCTCTGGTTAGTTAATCAACGCGGTCCAGGTTTCCTGGGCCGTGTTTTTTTATGCGCGGTTTTTTCCGTTTGTTTTTTTATTGTTTATGGATCCTAAACCGCGCCCAAAAATCAAAGTGTCGAAGACCCCATACCCCCTTTTACGTGGATAGGGATCCTAATATATGTATATATATGCTTGATTTATACATACATACCCTGTAAAAAACGTTTTAGGTACCATGGACTTGAATCAGGTAGATATAAATAAATTACCTGCAGATGTGCGAAAGACCTTCAAACAACTTCAAGTGTTACATGCAGAAAAAAAGATACAGAATAAGGCTAAAAATGATTTCCTATCTTTTGTCAAATGTGTGTGGCCAGATTTTGTAGAGGGGTCCCACCACAGGCACATTGCAGATAAGTTTAATAAATTGGCGACGGGTGAAATAAATCGTCTGATCATTAATATGCCTCCTAGACATACCAAATCAGAATTTGCATCCTATCTTTTGCCAGCATGGATGGTGGGCCGTGATTCAAAACTCAAGATCATTCAAGCAACCCACACAGCAGAACTAGCAATAAGGTTTGGTCGTAAGGCAAAAAATTTAATTGATAGCGATGATTATAGAAAAATTTTTAAAACACAGTTACAAGAAGATTCAAAAGCTGCAGGACGTTGGGAAACATCCGATGGTGGTGAATATTATGCAGCGGGTGTTGGCGGTGCGATCACGGGCCGTGGTGCAGATCTCTTGATCATTGATGATCCACATTCTGAACAAGATGCATTATCAAAAGCATCTTTAGAGAGAGCTTACGAATGGTATACATCAGGTCCACGTCAGCGTTTACAACCAGGTGGTAAAATTATTTTGGTAATGACAAGATGGAGCACGAAAGATTTAACAGGTGCATTAGTTGCTTCACAAAAAGAAGTTAAAGCTGACAAGTGGCACGTGGTTGAGTTTCCAGCAATCATGGATAACGGACCAGTGTGGCCAGAGTATTGGAAGATGGATGAACTTGAGAAAGTTAAAGCAGCTTTGCCCGTTACTAAATGGAACGCACAGTGGATGCAACAACCAACTAGTGAAGAAGGTGCAATATTAAAACGAGAGTGGTGGCGAACTTACGAAGAGGATGACATCCCACAAATACACCATGTCATACAATCTTACGATACAGCGTTTTTAAAAAAAGAAACTGCAGATTACTCTGCTATCACCACATGGGGTGTATTCTATCCAACAGAAGATAGTGGTGCCAATCTAATTTTACTTGATGCTATAAAAGGTAGGTATGAGTTTCCAGAGCTTAGACGTATGGCACTAGAGCAATATAGATACTGGAATCCTGAAACAGTTATCATTGAGGCAAAAGCATCAGGATTACCACTCACATACGAGTTAAGAAAAATGGATATACCCGTTATGAACTTTACCCCGTCAAAAGGAAACGACAAGCATGCTCGTGTAAATGCTGTTGCACCCCTGTTTGAATCTGGTATGATATGGGCTCCTAACCAAAAGTTTGCAGAAGAGGTGATCGAAGAATGCGCCGCTTTCCCTTTTGGTGACCATGACGACTTGGTTGATTCCACCACGCAAGCCATCATGAGATTTAGACAAGGTGGAATGATAGATCATCCAGAAGATTACGTGGATGAGATCAAAGAACAGAAACAACGAATATATTATTAATGGTAAAAAAGCTCACAACCACAATACCCCCATTACGAGGACCTAACCCACAGGGGTTGAATGTTCCGTTAAAACAAGTTAAAACGATCCAACTGGAGAAATTAAATGGCAGAAATAGACAAGTCGCTTCCAAACGAAGTTCGAACAGAAGTAGAGTTACCAGCTGAAGAAGTAGTTGAGGAAGAAGTTACAGAACAACAAGGTCCCGTAGAAGTAACACCAGAAGAAGATGGTGGTGTTACATTAAACTTTGAACCAGGAGCAGTTAATGTTCCAGGCACAGAAAATCATTTTGATAACCTTGCAGATATTTTACCTGACGATATTTTAGATCCAATCGGTAATGACATGGTTAATAATTACATGGATTATAAATCATCCAGAAAAGATTGGGAGCAATCTTATATACAAGGTTTAGATTTATTAGGATTCAAATACGAAAATAGAACAGAGCCGTTTCAAGGAGCTAGTGGTGCCACACACCCAGTTCTTGCAGAAGCGGTAACACAGTTTCAAGCACAAGCTTACAAAGA